GGCAACGACATTAACAGTTTCGGACTCTTCAGTTTTCACTCTGAAAGAGAAAATTACAGGTGGCACATCTGGTGCTACTGCATTTATACACGATGCACCGACTTCAACAACTATTCGTGTTAAAAATGAACTCGGCGACTTTCAAGCAAATGAAACTCTAACTGGCGCAGTAAGTTCAGCGACACAAACATTAACATCAATCTCAGCAGGAGATATTAAAAATGGTTATGTTACAACTAACGATGCCGTTATGGGTGTTGTTAGAGTGTTTCCATTTGCAGATAGAGCAAACATAGATATGTTTGACACAAGATATCAGTTGAGACTAAATGAGATTTTCGACCTAGCAAATGCTAGTGTTCTTTATTATAATATGGTACAAAGACATTTATCCCTTATAGAAGAGACTTTAACAAGTAATCCACCTCTACGATTTAACAGACATACTGACAGAATTTATATCGATATGGATTGGGATGCAGATATTAATGTCGATGAGTATCTTATATTCGAAGCATATCGTATATTAGACCCGTCAACATACTCTGATGTATATAATGACTTGTTCTTGAAAAAATATCTAACAGCATTAATCAAGTTACAATGGGGTAACAATTTAAGTAAATTTTCTGGAGTTCAAATGCCAGGTGGCGTAACTCTTGATGGTGTGCGTATTATGCAAGAAGCAACCGAAGAGATTAATAAAATAGAAGAAGAAATGTCACTCAGATATGAATTACCAGTAAACATGATGGTAGGATGATTACATGGCACTTAACGCTCATTTCGACCAAGGTGGTGGATTAGACAGTTCTGGTTTTAGTGCAGAACAATCATTAATTCAAAATCTTTATACAGAAGCAATTAAGATTTATGGATTTGATGTATTTTATATTCCACGGACACTTGTCAACGTAGACAAAATATTTGAAGAAGACGAACTATCTAAGTTCACTTCCGCTCACTCTATAGAAATGTATCTGCAAAGCGTAGATGGATTTGAGGGTGAAGGTGACTTCTTATCTAAGTTTGGTGTTGAGATACGAGACAGAGCAAGTTTTGTAGTAGTTAAATCTAGATGGACTGAAGCAGTAGATGATAATGCATCACTTATCATTGAGGGTCGACCTAACGAAGGCGACTTAATTTACTTTCCACTCACAAAAGGTTTATTCGAAATATCTTTTGTCGAACATGAGAATATATTCTATCAAGCAAATAACATATACACATATCGAATAGACGTAGAAAGATTTGTATATAGTAGTGAGAAGATTGATACTGGCATTGCCGCTATTGATGCAATCGAAGATGCACGTTCTATTGATGCTCTTACATATGAGTTAATTGAAGAGAACTTAATCGTACAAGAAGATGGACAACCTCTATTAACCGAAAGTGGTAATAGAGTAAGAAATGAAGTAAGTGGCGCTTTGGTACTAGAGAATGGATTCAGAATAATCAAAGAAGATTATAACTTATCAACTACAACTACTCCTGCAACGACTGCCGCTTCAATAGAACCTTTAGCGAGAAACGATGACTTTGGTCTAAGTGCAGATGATATTATAGACTTTAGCACAAGCAACCCATTTGGTGAGGTACAGAGATAATGTTAGGACAAAATCATTTTTATCACGAAACAGTTCGTAGATGTGTTATTGCATTTGGTAGTGTATTTAACGATATACAAGTTCACAGAAAAAATGCAGATGGATCGGTTGCACAATCTTTGAAGATACCTCTTGCATATGGACCTAAACAAAAGTTCTTAGCACGTTTGTATGAAAACCCAAGTTTAACAAATACACATCAAATTACTCTACCTAGAATGGGGTTTGAGATTACTGGTTTTAACTATGACGGACAAAGAAAAGTAAATAAACTTAATGTTAAAAGAAATTTAAGTACAGGTAATAATGTAAAGAGACAGTATACATCAGTGCCATATAACTTTAACTTCTCACTATTCATTATGGCAAAGAACCAAGAAGATGCTTTGCAAATAGTAGAACAAATATTACCTTTCTTTACTCCAGCATACACTTTGACTATTAATGCAGTTCCAGAGATGAATATTAAAGATGACTTTCCTCTTATACTAGAAGGTTTAACTTATGAAGATGATTATGAAGGAGATTTTGCATCACGAAGAAGTATCATATATACTATGACGTTTACCGCAAAAGTTAATTTTTATGGACCAATAAGTGAGCAAGGTGTGATTAAAACAGTAGTAGCAGATGCATTCTTAGACAATGCCGCTATAGCAGGTACGTCATCAACTGTGACCTCTAGATTGACTACTACACCTGATCCTACATCTGCCGATAGTGATGATGATTATGGATTTACAGAGACTTGGACAGAACCTAACGGATAGAAAGTTTAGATAATAAATGGCAAAGATAAGTGATGAAACAGAGGTATCGTTACCACTCAGAAATATGATTAGTATGATTGCTGGCGCATCACTAGCAACTTGGGCATATTTTGGATTGGTAGAGAGACTAAATAAATTAGAAACTAACTATACTATGCAAACTGCAGATGTTCAAATGAACACCGAGTTTAGAATAAAATGGCCGAGGGGGGAGATGGGAAGTCTACCCGCCGACAGTGAACAATTTATGTTGATAGAACACCTAGCAGGTGAACTAGAAAAGTTGCAAGAAGAAATTGAAACGGGTCAAGCACCTTTTGACCAACAACAAAAATTGACGCTAGAGTTTTATGAAAAAAGAATTAATTCAATGGAAGAACAGATAGAAAAACTCAAAGATGCTCAATTACAGATAAAGACACAAAACGGGCACTAAAATGATTAAATCAGCAATAGTATTATTGATGTTCTTTGGCGCACCAGCAACGCTTAAAGAATATACAGTAAGAGACGGACTAAGCGAATGTCTCAAAGCAAAAAGAACGATAGAACGAAATGTAAAATCGCCAGGCGCAGAAGAATATAAAGGTTCAATGAGACTAGCGTGTAAGAAACTTAAAGTAGAAGTTGATAGTGATAATAGAATTATTAGATTTATTGACAATGTAGATAAGGTCCTCGGACCTCAATAAAGGAGACCCACAGTGGCGACTAAAACAGTATTAAATACAACTGCAACAAGAGCAACATTTTCTGTATCTGGAGATTTTACTGCAGGTTCAGTAGATATCGACTTAGATGTAGATACTCTTGGTAGAGATGAAACTGCAACTGATCCTTCTTGTTCTATACTACAGATAGATTACGATAATAATGTAGGAGACATACAAGTTTATCGTGTAACTGAACCTAACTTGACTACAGTGTTTACGTTTAGTGGAGAAGGTACAGGTTCAATTATTAATACTGGCCAAGTAGGACTTTCTGCTGAACCTGCAAAAGATTTAAGAATTTTTATTGAAGATGGAACTGTGACGATTACTTTGAAAAAAGAATCCGGTTTCACACAATTATAAGGTGTGATATGAGTAAAATTGATGATAAACTAAATCGAGTATTCGACATAGCAGAACAATTACCAGGAAATGATATAACACCTTCAACGCATTTACCAGCAGTAGATGCGACTAAAGAAGACAAAGATGCTGACTATGAACTAGCAAGAAACAACTTTCACTTACTAATAGAGAAAGGTAATACTGCAATCGAAGGTATATTACAACTAGCGAGAGAAGCAGAGAACCCACGTTCATATGAAGTAGCAGGACAATTAATTAAGACAGTTAGTGATGTTACGCAAGATTTGATGAAACTACAAAAGAATATGAAAGACTTAAATAAAGTAGAAGACAATGCACCCAAGAATGTAACAAATGCATTATTTGTTGGATCAACTGCAGAGTTGCAAAAATTAATTAAGGGTGAGAAAGAAATAAAGGTGGTGGACAATGAGTGATTTTGATTTTGGTTTTACAGCGGTAGATGAAGATGAACTAGAAGTTGTTCAGAAAGCATCAGCAAGTGCAGAAAGTAATGCCTCGCAAGTAAACAAGTTAGAAAATAAAGTAGATAAAATTTACAACGCAGTTCTTCCTCTGTTATCTAATTTAAAAAAGAATCCAGAGAAAGATTATATATATTGGCCAAATCGTAATTTGAAGATTGACCAATTTGAAGTAGTACTACAGAAGATTATAAATGAGTGATAATTATTTAGGAAATCCTAATCTTAAAAAGACTAATGTTCAGCAAGAGTTTACTGCAGAACAAATCGAAGAGTATGTTAAGTGTTCTAAAGACCCTGGATACTTTATCGAAAAGTATATTAAGATTGTTAATCTTGATGAAGGTTTTATTCCATTTGAGATGTATCCATTTCAAAAGAAGATGGTAAAGACTTTTCATAAGAACAGATTTTCTATATGTAAAATACCTAGACAGTCTGGTAAGTCAACTACTGTGTGTTCTTACATTTTGTGGTATGCACTATTTAATCCTACTGTCAACTGTGCTATTCTTGCAAACAAAGGCGCACTAGCAAGAGACTTACTTGCAAAAATTCATATGTCATATGAAGCATTACCAGAATGGTTACAGCAAGGTATCAAAGAATGGAACAAAGGTTCTATTGTATTAGAGAACGACAGTAAAATTATTGCATCATCAACTTCATCAAGTGCGGTTCGTGGTGGATCATATAACTTAGTATTTCTAGATGAGTTTGCATTTGTTCCTTTTAATCTTGCAGAAGATTTCTTCCGTTCTGTATATCCTACTATTACTTCTGGTAAAAATACAAAAGTTATGGTCGTATCTACACCGAATGGTATGAACCACTTCTATAAGATGTGGGTAGATGCTGAAGAGAAGAGAAGTAATTATGCGACTATTGAAGTTGAATGGGATGATATTCCAGGTAGAGGCGCAAGATTTAAAGAAGAGACAATCAAAAATACTTCACCGGAACAATGGCAACAAGAATTTGAGTGTCAGTTCTTAGGTTCAAGTAATACACTAATTAATCCTAATGCACTAAGAAATCTAGCATATGTGCAACCTGAGTACAATAAGAACGATGTAACTGTCTATGAGAAGGCGCAAGAAGGACATTCATATGTTTGTACAGTTGACGTTGCAAGGGGCGTAGGAATCGACTACAGTGCGTTTACAGTTGTAGATATCACAGAGATGCCTTTCAAAGTTGTATGTAAGTACAAGAGCAATGAAATATCTCCTTTGATGTATCCTACAATAATTAATCAAATGGCAACTCATTATAATCAAGCATATGTGCTTGTTGAGGTCAATGACATAGGTCAGCAAGTCGCCGATATTCTAAATAATGAGATAGAATACGAAAATCTATTATCTACCCAATGGAAAGGTAGAGCAGGACAAGTTTTAGGAGGCGGATTCGGAGGTGGTAATAACACACTAGGTGTTCGTACAACAGGTCAAATGAAACGACTAGGTTGTAGTAATCTGAAAAACCTCATAGAAGAAAATAAGTTAATCATTCAAGATTTTGATACGATTAACGAACTATCAACTTTTGTAAGTAGAAAAGGTTCTTACGAAGCACAAGAAGGTAGTCACGATGATTTGGTTATGTGTTTAGTGATGTTTGCATGGTTAAGTGGACAACCGTATTTCAAAGAGTTTGCAGAAACAGACATACGACAAAAACTATATAAAGAGAAGATGCAGGCGATAGAAGATGAACTAACTCCATTTGGGTTCGTAACTGGAGGCGACAGCAATGATGCTGAAACCTTTGTAGAAGATGGAGATAGATGGTCAGTAGTTAATCAAAGTAGCAATTGGTAAACGTATAAATAATAATGTAAATGAACTACGACTTTATTTTAAAGATATAAAACGGGAGTAAATAAAATGGCATTTCAACTTTCACCAGGCGTTCTAGTACGAGAAATCGACTTGACACAGGTTGTGCCAGCAGTAGCAACCTCACCAGGCGCCTATGCAGGTGTTTTTCAGTGGGGACCTGTAGACGAGGTAATTAATGTAGGTTCAGAGAACGAATTAGTAGAAAAATTCGGTCAACCTGATGCAAGTACATTTTCTTACTTCTTTACTGCGGCAAACTTTCTGTCATATGGGTCTAATCTTCAAGTGGTTAGAGCGGCGACAGGCAATACCAATGCGGCACAAGACGGCAGTGGTTTCCTAATTAAGAATGAATCCCACTACGATACACTAGGCGCTTCAGCAGTTGCTAGTGGAATCGGAGATTGGGGAGCGAAGTATCCAGGAACTTTGGGTAATTCAATCAAAGTATCAGTTTGCATGAATGCAAACTCATATTCACAGACAAACGTAACAACAACGACAGCAAGTACAGCATCGGGTTCGACTACAATAGCAGTAGTTGCCGCCGCTAATATTACTGCAGGAGATATCGTTACTTTTGCTGGTCATACGACAGAATATGAAGTTACTGGTATTTCAACAAACACACTCACTATCAGAGAAAAAGGTAAGACAACAGGTCTTACTACAGCAGTAGATGGATCAGGTTCTGCAGTCAACGTATCAGTAAAATGGTTTTTTGCTGACGATTTTGACGGCGCACCAGGAACATCTGCACAAGCAACAGCAAGAGGTGGAGCGAATGACGAAATTCATGTAGTCGTAATTGACGAAGATGGATTGTGGTCTGAAACTGCAGGAACTGTTCTTGAGAAGTTTTCAAACCTCTCAGTTGCAAGTGATGCTAAAAAATCTGATGGTACTGTAAATTTCTATAAAGACCATATCAATACATATTCAAGATATATTTGGTGGGGCGACCATCACACTGATTTCGATAGTGATGTAGGTGCCGCCGCTGGATTACTGAATAATACTTTTGCACACACTGGCAGAAAACCTCAATATGTTTCACTTGCTGGTGGTACTGATGATAACGCACCAACTGATGGTGAACTTCAAACTGCATTTACTCACTTTGCAAATGATGAAAAGTATGATGTTTCACTAATTCCAGTAGGTCCTGTATCAGGAACAGTAGCAAAGTACGTTGTTGATAACGTAGCAGAAGTCAGAAAAGACTGTATGGTATTCTTATCACCAGAACTTGCTGATGCTCAAGCAACAGACGCCGCTACACAGATTGTAGACTTCAGAGATGTAGGTGCTAATATCAACTCATCTTTCGCAGTCATGGACAGTGGTTGGAAATATCAATATGACAGATACAACGATGTGTATCGTTACATTCCTTTGAATGGTGACGTTGCTGGTTGTTGTGTTAGAACAGACTTAGTTGCTGATCCTTTCTTTAGTCCTGCTGGATTTAATAGAGGTCAGATTAAAAATGCAGTTAAAGTTGCATTCTCACCGACTAAAGCAGAGAGAGATACGCTTTATAAAAAGCAAATCAATCCAGTTGTCGCATTCCCTGGACAAGGCGTAACATTGTTTGGAGACAAAACTATGTTGACTTCACCAAGTGCATTCGATCTC